ATACTTGTTATCTGTGGTACTATCATAATAGGATTTAAATTAGTTATATACTTAGTGAACATGTCTTTATATTGAGGAAGGTTTCTAGCTAGTATAGGTTTGCCATAACTGATAGCTTCTCTTAACACTAGCGGATTACATTCCCATGTAGAGTTAAACATAAACAAGTCTGCAGCTTTCATAAACAAATCAGTGTTTGTTTGCTCTCCCCATATCTTTACATTGTCTGGAACATCTTTCATCAATGGCTCCCAATAGTCTTTGAAGTTCCCAGCCTGGTTACCTACAAAGTGGAAGTGTACGTCTGGCATTTGTCTAGCTGCTTCCATTCCTTCTCCCTGGTTCTTTCCTCTAGTCCAAAGTCCTATGTTTACAACATGTTTCTTTGTTATATCCATTCCAAGATTTATTTGTGCAGCAGTTTGTTCAATGTCCTTTATAGGATTATAATCTATAGGATACTCAATCACTTGTTTATATCCATCAAGGCTAGCAAATGTATCTATATGATATGGACTACAGAATGCATAAGCATCTGGTATAAACATCTTAGTCTCTGGTACAAAAGATATATCATGACAAGTTTCAATGATACGATATGATCTGTTATGATCGTATAATGATACAATCATCTCTCTATCAAGTCTCTCAGACATCTCATCAATATGTATAATGTCTGGTTTGAACTGTTGTATAATTTGAAACAGTTCATTCTTATCTTCATACAATGTATGTACAGGTACAATGTCCATAATCTTATCTCTCTGTACAACAAAGTCTAAACCATGGCATTGATATTCTACAACAAAGATATCTACTTCTGTATAAGCATGTAATGTCTCTATTCTTTTAAGAAGAAACTGAGGCATACCACCTGTTGACAAGTGAGGAGCAAGGAACATTATCTTTAAACGTTTAGACATCTTAGACATCATCTTAGACATTATAACAGGATGTTTCTCTCCATGTAAGAAGAATAGATCCTGCTCACAAGCTGGTAACTTAAACCATGATTCCATATACTTACCCCAATTATCTTCATTGTATATCTTATCTAATCTATCATAGCTAGCATTAGTATATATATAAGGAAGACCATCTAAGAACTTATGTTTCCAAAGTAACACGTTTACTATTGTCTCTTCGTGATAAGGAGCATAGTATTGAGGATTCTTTAACACCTCTGGGTGATTACACATCCAACTCCACTCATCTAAGAATGGTATAGTGTTCTGACCAGCTACAAAGTAACCTGTCTGTCTATACTTGTCTCTAATATTTTGATGTACACCAAACAACTGACATGCTGGATATTCTAATGTCTTAACTAGTTCAGTTCCTCCTCTTCCATTAATAAATAGATAGTCATATATACCCTCTGTGAAATACGGAAATTCCGAATTTGTAGGATAGTAGTTGAATATTCTATCTACATACTTAGTGGCCACACTGTCAGAATCTACATAACATATAGTGTTAGCAAATCTTTCAAGAGCATCTTTAACTATAAGGGGTCTTTGTATTAATAGTTTGTATACATCACTCTTGTTTCTATCTATGTAAGTTCCCTTAGGTAAGTCTTCTACATCACACTTCCACCATACAGTAGATGCACCAGGCACTTCTCTATAATCATCTAGCATATATACTAGCACAGGAATATCACTCACCTTATTAAGACTCTTTACAGCCATACATACAACATCATAATAAGATGGAGATGCATATAGCACGTACATCTTCTCTTCCTTTATATACGTATGTGTATAATACCCATAGTATTCATTTCTATATATACAAGATAGATCAGGATATCTTTCTGCCATCACCTCATGTGTGAGGTCTGGTTGGTGATGAGTCTCATGTATGTTACCCTCATGTTCTCCTTGTTCCATCTCATATGGTATAGCTACCAAACATTCTTTCTTAGCAGCTACAATATCTCTAATCAACTCCTTTGCATAGTTGGCAGGGATATGTTCTAACACATCTCCTAGAATGATGAAGTCATAATCATTGATATCAAATGTAACAATACTTCCTATAAAGACATTATCATACTTGTCTATCAGGTTATACTTATCTATGTATGGTTCATAGATTTCTACAGCATCTATTCTATATCCTAATGAACGCAATAGATCTGAATAGGTCCCTATTCCTGGGCCTACATCTAGTATTCTTTTACTAGTTGGAACGTTCTTTAAGAACCATTCTCTCACTTCTTCTTTGAAGTAGGTAAAACTATAAGGCATGGTATTTGATTTTGAAATCAAAGGTATGAAAAATATATTTATATTATGCTATATTATGTTGGAAATATATTTTCAGTCCTTCATTATTCCAAATATAAATTTTATATTTGTACGTAAATAGTTATACCCTATTGAATTTTTAAAACTTCCTGTATGTTATAAAAATATCCTTAAAATTATTATGGAAAACAAGTTAGAACACGTTGAAAAAGAATTGAAAAGCATGGATCAAAGACTTTATGATCTAGAGGAGAAGATGACTTCTATAGATGGCAAACTGACACAAGTAGTGGATGCAATATTGGGAAATGCACTAACAAAAACTGGTGGCTTTGTTGCAGACATAAATGAGCTTAAAGATAGAATTAAAGATTTGGAAACTAAGCTTCAGAAACAAGAAGAGTTTAAAAAGAGATTTACCTGGACTGTAGGAATAATTATTGTTGGTGCAGCTCTTGTTCAATATATTGCTAACCTATATAGTAAAATAAAATAATAATAATTATTATGGAAATGCCTATTTCATTCAAAGAGTTTTCTCAAGACCCAGTTAAAGGGTTATTGTTTTTGGTAATTCTTGCTGTTGGATATTTATATGTTGACAACAAGATGAACTACACTTCTCAAATAGAGAACTGTGGAGTTAATGTTGAACAGTTAAATAAAAAAGTAGATCTATTAGACGAAAGACTTAAGAAATCTGATAGCACACTAGCGAGAGCTGCTGCAAAATTAGAATTGTTAGACCAAATTAAAGGATTGAAATAATGAGAAAGATATTTATACTTTTTATACTATTGTTAGTATCATGTAACAAACCTAACGTTACTAAAAAAGAAGAAGCTGTTATAACAATAGATTCTATATTCTCTAATGATGTAGAGAAGATGAATAGTCTATTAATAAAAACTGAAGGTTTAGAAGATGATGTTAAACAAGTTGTTCATCAGAAAGATGTTTTTAAAGCAGAAAATTCTAATCTTAAAACAGAAAACTCTGATTTAAAAGAAGAGATAGCTATCACAAAAGATTGTTTAGTAGTAGCTAACAAAAAAATAAACGAATATAAGTTGCCTAAGAAAAGATCATTTTTTGATAAAGTGCTTGGTAAAAATAAAGATTCAATAACTGTCAAAGACACAATAAAATAATTATGGGATTTTGGAAAGAACTAGTAAGTGATGAAACAACTAGAGTTTCATCAAAACGTGTAGCAGGACTTCTATGTGTTGTTGCACTTGTAGCATCTTTAATTGCTAACACATTTAGTCATGAATCAATTAAGCCTTCAGACATTCTTGTAGAGTCTGTAGCTTTATTTGCATTTGGTGCATTAGGACTTACATCAATTGATAAATTTACTAAGAATAAACAATAATGAAGATAACTAAAACAGGAACAGCAGGTATTGAAATGATTAAAACTTTTGAAGGTTTTAAATCAGCTCCATATAAATGTCCAGCAGGTATACCAACAATTGGATATGGAGCAACATTCTATCCTAATGGTAAGAAAGTAACTATGACTGATAAAGCTCTTAGTGAAACAGAATCAGTTGAGTTATTAAAACATATGCTTGTTAGTTTTGAGAAGTATGTAGATAGTTATTGCAGAGATGACATTAATCAAAATCAATTTGATGCATTAGTATCGTTTGCTTACAACTTAGGTCCAGCAAATTTAAAGTCTTCCACTCTACTAAAGAAAGTTAACGCTAACCCAGAAGATGAAACTATTAAACTAGAATTTATGAAATGGGTAAAGGCAGGAGGAAAAACTTTAAAAGGTCTTGTAGCAAGAAGAGAAGCAGAATCTAAATTATATTTTAAAAAATAAATTATGCAACTATCAAAAAACCTATCATTAGTAGAGGTAACAAGAAGTGACTCTGCAAAAAGATTTGGGATAAGTAATATGCCTACTCCTGAACACATTGAAAACTTTAAAAAGTTAGCTGAAAACATTTTTCAACCAATTAGAGATCATTTTAGTAAACCTATTCATATTTCTTCTGGTTATAGAAGTTTAGCTTTGAATAAGGTGATCAAAGGAAGTAGCTTAACTAGTCAGCATTGTTCTGGTGAAGCTATTGATATTGATATGGATGGAACAGATATTACTAATGCACAAATATTTAACTATATCAAAGATAACTTAAACTTTGATCAGTTAATTTGGGAATTTGGAAATAAAATTAATCCTGACTGGGTTCATGTATCATATGAATCAACTGGTAAACAACGTAAGCAAATATTAAGAGCTGTTAAATCAGCAGGTAAAACAAGTTATTTACCATATAAATAAGTGATGATAAAGGTGCTAAATTATTTAAGAGAACAGTACTTAGCGGTGATCATCACCGTTATCTGGATATTCTTTACACTATATAGTCAACAAAAGACTGCTGTATTGTTAGAACAAACTGAAAAGTTAGAGGGTAAAATCATTTACTTAGAACAAAGAGATCATGAAGCTGCTAAGCTGATTGATAGTCTTTCTAAGATAGACACAGTGATTGTCAATAGAATTAAAACCATTAAAGAAAAAGAATATGTACAAATTAGGATTATTGATAGCTTGCCTGTTAGTGGGCTGCAAAGCTATTTCACAGAACGTTACCCAGAAAAATGATTCTGTCGTTACCCTTAGTGAAACTGTTTCTAGGAAGGTTGTTTCTGATCTTGTACGTTATGACTTTGCTAAGAATATTCTCAAAGAGCAAGAGATAAGAATCAAGAACTATCAGAACAAAGAGATTCAATTTAAGA